GAGACTTTGCTGCTGACCTTAAAGCATTTACTTACTCTAATGAGTACAGAAAAGGAACTAATGGTAGAGAAGAGTCTTTAGAAGCACAACCAGACATCTTTGAGAACAAACCAATCATCATCAAAGAATTAGATGAAGTTAATGGTTCTGATATGACTCAAGTTGGTTGGATTGAAGTAGAAGGAGAAAACGGAGCTGGTTACTTATGGTACTTAAAATCAAGAGCGCAATCTCGTATGAGATTTGATGACTACCTTGAAATGGGTATGATTGAGGGAACTTCTTTCGAAAGTGGTTCTGCTGCTGCTACTGCTGGATTTACAGGAACTGAAGGTTTCTTCGAATCTGTAGAGCAAGGAAATATCTTCTCTGGTGTTATTACTTCATTAGCTGATGTTGATGATATCTTAGCTCGTTTAAACAAGCAAGGTGCTATCTCTGAATACATTATGATGAATGACTTTGAGCAAGATAGAGCTTTAGATTACTTATTAGCTTCTCAAAACTCTTACGGTGTTGGTGGTACTTCTTATGGTGCTTTCAATAACAGCGAAGATATGGCTTTAAACTTAGGATTCACAGGATTCAAAGTAGCTGGTTTTGAAATCTATAAATCTCAATGGAAATACTTAGATGATCCAACTGCACGTGGTTTATTCGAAGGTAATCAAGCAATTAACGGAGTTATGTGTCCTTCAGGAACAAAAACTGTACGTGATGAAGTATTAGGAGCTAACACTACTTTACCTTTCTTACACGTTAAATACCGTAAATCTGCTACAGAAGATAGACGTTACAAAGTTTGGCAAACAGGTTCAGCAGGTGGTGCAAACAACTCTGACTTAGATGCTAACCAATTACACATGCTTTCAGAGCGCGCACTATGTGTGATGTCGAGAAACAATTTTGTCTTAGTGAAAGGTTAAAATTTTGTAAGAAATTACACAATATAAAGAGGGGTTAGTTCCCCTCTTTTTTTATATCTTTATTTCGTACCTTTGCAAAAATAAAATTTAATTTAATTAATTATGGCAAAAACAACAAAGAGTGCTGATTTAGCACCAAAAGACAAGACTTACACCTTGTTAAGCACAAACACTCCTATGCAATTCTTTTTAAGAAATAGGCATAAGAAACAATCTCCATTACAATACTACGATGAGGAGAAAAAACAATTAAGGTCTTTATGTTACGCATCAAATCAAATATCAATCTTTGAGGATGAGCAAACAGGAGATGTAATGTTAGGTTCTATTGTATTTATCAATGGTAATTTAACTGTACCAAAAACAAACCCTCAATTGCAAATCTTCTTAGACACTACACCTGACAATGGTATTGTGTTTGAAGAATTTAAACCAGATGAAATTGCTGAAAGAGAAATTACAAGTATTGAACTTGAAATGGAGGCATTACAAATCGCTATGGAGTTAAAGGCTTCTGAAATGGAAAGTATTGCTTTAACGGTATTTGGATCTAGTGTGTTAAAGAAAAAGACCGCAGAAGTGAAGAGAGATTTATTTGTTTACGCAAAAGAAAATCCAGAGCATTTCTTGGCATTAGCTAAAGATGATATGACTAAATTAAAAGGTTTAGCTGTTAGGGCAGAAACTTTAAATCTATGTCAATATAAATCTAATGCTTTCTACAATAACGATACATTATTATGTAAAGTTCCATTTGATGAAACAGATAAGTATAACACCATTGCAAGTTGGATGAATTCAACAGATGAAGGTAAGGCTTTCTTAAAATTTATTGAAACAAAGATTAAGTAATTTAGGTTTCTATATCTATGATTACAAAGGAGTGGTTTAAGTATCACTCCTTTTTTGTTTATAAGCGTTTTTCTTTTCATTTATTTTATCATAAAGTTTCTGTAATTTACTATCGCTACTAGACATATTCCAGTTCTTTTTTTGTTTTATTGATTTTATTTTATTATTTGTTTTTATTCTTTTTGTTTGTATTTCAAATCCATATATTTTTTTAAACTTAGTTCTAGATATAACAAAACTAGAAATGCTTTTTGATTCGTGTTCTTTTTTATGGCATATAAAACACAATGACTCCATTGTGCATATAGGTTGATTAATAGGGTTAAATCCTTGAACATAATGAATATGGTGTACGTTTAGATTTCCTTTGCTTCCACATTTAGTGCAATGGTAATTATCTCTTTCAAGAACTTCTTTTCTTTTTAGTTCCCAGCTATGTGTTTTTAATAATTCATTATAATTCATAAATAAATATTTTTACAAATATATAAATTAATTTCTACCGAAGGTGTGTCTTGTTATTAAATAAGTGGTTTATTTCGTATCTTTGCAAATAATTTTATAGATATGATAAACCAAGTTTATACTACAGTTTTAGCAATTATAAATAAAGATAATAGAGGTTATGTATCTCCGTTAGAGTTTAATTTATATGCAGAACTTGCTCAAATGTCCTTGTTTGAGGAATTATTCCATAAATACTCTAAATCAATTGTAAAGCAGAATGCAAGAATGTATCATTCTGAGTATTCAGATATACCTAAACACATAAGAGAAGTAATAGATGTATTTACAAATGAATGTAAGTTATCTCAAAATTTAGTTTCTTTATTATGGTATCCTAATACAACTGATTTTTATAGATTAATTAAGATAGATTACTTACAAAAGGAATTAGAAGAGATAAGTAAGTTAGAGGTAAATAGGGTGTTAAATAATAATTTAATCGCTCCTACGTTACAATATCCTGCTTATATATCATTAAATGGTGGTTATAGATTATATCCTACAACTATTGTTGGTGCAAATGCAGATGTAACATATATTAGAAAACCTAAACAACCTAAATGGACTTATCAAGTAGTTGGAGGTAATCCTTTATTTAATCCTACGGCTACAGATTACCAGGACTTTGAATTTCCTGAGTCTATGTTTAATGATTTAGTTGTAAAGATTTTAGGGTATGCTGGAGTAGAGATAAGAGAGGCTGATATAATTCAAGTATCACAAGGAATGGAAGTTAATAACAATAACCAAGAACAATTATAATGGCACATCAAATTTTACCACCTATAAATTATTATCAAACAGAAAGTAATTGGGGAAGTTATCAATACGTAACTTTGTCTCAGTTAGTTGATAATTTCATATTAAACTATATTGGAGATGACAAGTTATTGTCTAATGTAAAGAGATATAATGTATTAGCTCAATTTAAGAGGGGTATTCAAGAATTTAACTACGATACATTAAAAGAAATTAAAGTAACAGAGTTAGAGATTAATGATAATTTAACAATTACACTTCCTCACGATTATGTTTCTTATGTTAGAATATCTATTGTTGGTCAAGATGGTTTATTGAGACCATTGTCGCAAAATTCTTATACAGCTTTAGGTTCTGCTTACTTGCAAGATAATCAATTCAATATTTTATTTGATGAAGCAGGATATCCATTGGAAGCAGAGGAAACTGAAATGGCTAAGAGATATAAAGTTGGTAGTCCATATTCTGAAGGAGATTGTGAGTTACCATTTGATAATTCACCTGCTTATGGTTTAAAACCAGATATTAATGCTAATGGGTATTTCAATATAGATAAGAGAAAAGGTGTACTATCATTTTCTTCAAATGTAAAGAGTAATCTAATAGTTATAGAATATGTATCTGACGGATTAGAATACAACAATGGTGATGAGGTAATGGTTCATAAATTAGCAGAAGATGCTTTGTATAGTTATGTTAAATACCAATTATTAAACAATAAATATGGTGTTCAAGAATACATTATAAATAGAGCTAAGAAAGATTACTACAGAGACTTACAAAATACCAATATAAGAATGCTTGATTTAAGAGGAGATGAACTTCTTATTATGTTAAATGGTAGAAAAAAATGGCTTAAATAATGGGTAAAATTCAAAATAATTTTCTAAAAGCGACAGTTAATAAAGATCTTGATGAGAGATTAACTCCTAACGGACAGATGACAGATGCTACCAATGTTATGGTTATATCTGAAGATGCTGGGAATGTTGGTGTGTTAAAGAACATAAAAGGTAACTTAAAAGTTACTAATACAGGAATATTAGGAGCAGAAACAATAGGTAGTATTTCAGATGAAGCAAGGAATAGGGCTTTTTATTTTGTAAAGGGTCTTGGATATGATTACGTTATTCAATATGATACTGAGGTTGATGATGTGAATACCGCATATACTATTGTATTGCAAGATACAGCAGGTCGTGTATTAAATTTTGATACCGAATATCGCATATCGCATTCTGACATATTTACAAGTGTAGAGGGAGATGATTTATTATCTTGGACTGATGGTTTAAATCCACCAAGAATAATCAATATAGAGAGAGCTAAGACGTATGGTATCAATGGTTTTTCAGAAGATGAAGTATCTGTAATGAAGCCTTCTCCTATTTTTGCTCCAAGTGTAACACAAGTGCAATCTAATAATGCTGATTTTGCAGGATTTCTTAGAGATAAATTCTTATCATTCGCTTATAGATATAGATATAAAGATGGATATTACTCTTCGTTTTCATCTTGGAGTCCTTATGCCTTTACTCCAGGCAGTTTTAATGTTGATTTAGATACGTCAACTAATTTAGCGATGGAGAATATATCTAGGGCTTATCAAATATCATTCAATACAGGACCAAGAGAGGTAGAAATAATAGAGTTAGTGTTTAAATTATCTAATAGTAATAATGTTTATTCTATTATCAAGTTAAATAAAGCAGATGAAGTATGGGCTAATAACTTTAATAAATCTTACTTATTTGAAAACTATAAGGTTTATAATGTATTGTCTGAGAATGAATTTTTTAGAAGTTTTGATAACGTACCATTAAGTGCTTATGCTCAAGCAAGGATAGGTAATAGATTAGTTTATGGTAACTTCGTAGAGGGTAGAGATATAGATTCTATGGTAGACTTTTCAGTTGATTATGATAGTAGAAAAATAAATACATTAGACATAGAGGAAGTTGGTAGTTACGAGTCTCCTGATGCGTTACCAGCTCTTTTAGATATGTGGGGTGTTTCAGATAGTGTAACAGAAATAGGTGGTGGTGCAGGAATAGTTATGGACTACACAACTAATGTAGCCACAATTACAAATACACATCCTACTGACGGAAGAGCTTTAAGAGTTATCGTTGAAACAGAAAAAGAAGCTACTTATTCTTCTGTGCCATTTACATTAAAGATGTACTTTGATGGAATTCCTACATCATTTTCTATTGGAACTAATCAAGTGAATTCAACTCAATCTTGGGGTGGATCTATTGGTTATGAATTATTAGCAGGCGAAAGTGTAGATGTTTATTTTGAAATAGACAGTACATTACCTTTACTTTTAAAGCCAACTATTACATTTAGATTGGTTAATTTACTTGCGACTACTACATCTCAAAAAGGATTTGATTCAGATGACTACTATCAATTATTCTCTAATGACGATAATGTAATAAATAAGAAATCTTTAGATATTGATTTTACAAATATACCAGTTACAGATGGTACACAAATATTATTTGACTTTGACATAAGAACTTATTTCTCTCCAAATGATTTTTTACCACCTATAGATAATCTTAATCTATATACTTTTATATATACGGTTAATGGAACTTATGCAACTAAAGAAGCGTTTATAAATGATTCGAATTTTATATCTCAACTTGAGACTTTTTTTTCAACACAATTAGCATTAGCAGATTCAAATTTACCTGGAGTTATTAATGTTGTCATTGATCCGTTATTAACAAGTTTTAATCCTACCACAAATGTACTAAACTTAATAATACCAAATAGAACAATAGATATAGAAGAGTCTGGAAGTGGTGATTTAGAGGAGAAAATAGATTACCTTTTATGCGAAGGTGTATTAATATCATATTCGTTAGGCACATTATTTACAAGTATGCACTCTTCAAGAGATTATGAGGTTGGTATGGTATTCTTAGATGATAAAGGAAGAAAGACAACTGTAATAGACTCAAAGAATAATAATGTTTATGTAAATGTTTCTGACTCTGTAACTCAAAACGTACTAAAAGTTACAACCACTGGAACACCTCCAAGTTGGGCTAAGTATTATAAGTTTGCTGTAAAATATGATAGAGGCAAGTATGACACTATATTTACAAAGAAAGTGTATACAGTAGGTTTATTCTCTTACTTAGAACTTGTTGGAGACAATAGAAACAAAGTGAAAGATGGTGATTACTTGGTTGTTAAAAGTGATTTAAACGGTCCTTTAAATAGTTATGTAAAAGTAAAAGTTTTAGAGGCTAAGTTTTACGATAAAGAGGAAATAGATACAGATACAGAAAGTGGTTTTTTCTTTAAGGTTAAGGCAGGAAATTTTGATTTAAGAGTTTCAGAAGACGACTTCTTGGAATTTATTGGTCCAGCTAAATCTTATAGAAATCCATACTACATTGAATCAGCAAAGGTAGAGCTTCCAATTGGAACTCCATTAGCTTTTACTGGTGGTAATGTAGTTAGATTTTTCTCTTATTGTAATAGAGGCGGCAGCTCTTCGTTTGAGAATAAAATGGATCAGGAATATTTACTTACAAGAGATTACGCTGACTTTAGAGCTGTGTTTGAGGATGTGATTGAACCATCTAATGCATACCAAAAGTTTGCAGTCGAAGGAGATATTAAGATGTCTTACAAATGGATTCCAGATCCTGGAGGCAGAACCCAAATTAGTTTCGCTCCGCTTACAGGACCAAGAAATAGCGATATAGATACCAAGACAGATATATTTGTTACTAGATCTAATATACCTGTATTTGAAACAATACCATTAAAAAATGATGATAACGTATACATAGAGACTCCTAAGACCTATGTAATAAATAATGGTCAGTATCAATTCACAACTCACACATTAAATGATGTGTTTAATTGCTATTGTTTTGGAAATGGTGTTGAAAGTATATCTGTTAGAGACGAGATGACTACAAACTTCTTAAATTTAGATTATGCTGTAAATGCAGTAAGTGAAGATATATATAGACAAGTAGATAGATATGCTGACTTAACATATTCTGGTATTTATCAAGAGAGTACAAATGTAAATAGATTGAATGAGTTTAACCTATCATTAGCAAACTATAAAGATGATTTAGAAAAGTCTTTTGGTCCTATTATGGTATTAGATTCAGAAGCTACAGATTTACTTGTAATTCAGGAAGATAGATTCAGTAAGGTTTTATACGGTAAAGACTTACTTTATAATACAGATGCAACTACAAACTTATCAAGAATAGAAGATGTATTAGGTCAACAAGTAGTTTATGGTGGTGAATATGGTATTTCATTTCAACCTGAATCTTACGACTCTTACTCTACAAATGCGTTTAGCGTTGATATAAAGAGAGGTTGTATTGTTCGACTTAATGATAGTAATGGTCTTATGGAAATTAGTTCTAATGGAATGAGGGATTACTTCAAGACTTTATTTAGAGACAATGAAATTGTAAACATAATCGGGAAGTATGATGCGTTCTTTGACACTTATATTGTAAACATAAAATACTTAATACCAGGTAAAGTATATACATCAACACCATACGATTATGTAACTTGGGTATATTCTCCAGAGGCACAAGGATTTTTAGGTAAGCAAACATTTAACCCTGATGAAATGCTTAGAGTGAATAATCATTTCTTATCATTTAAAGGTGCAGATGTTTACAAACATAATATAGGTCCTTACAGTAATTTCTATGGAACATCAAATTCTTGTGGTTTTGAATTCAACTTTAATCAAGAACCTTCTACAAGAAAAATATTTAAGAATATTTCAATAGAAGGGAATACCTCTTGGCAAGTAGCTCTTAAAACAGATATGCAAAGTGGTTATATATCAATTGCAGACTTTAAGAATAAAGAAGGGGTTTATTATGGATACGTTAGAGGTGACGATGCGGTAGATACAGCAACATTAGCTGTTAGTGGTATAGGAACAATAGGTAGTATTGTAGGTAACGTTGTTAACTTTAACGGAACTATATCTACTTTAATTAGTGTTGGTGATTTAGTTTTCGATACAAACTTACAACAAGTAGGTACTATAACTGGTATTACAAGCAACTCGATAACGATAAATAGTACGTCACTTATTTCTATAGGAATGTTCTTATTATCTGCAAAACCTAGTAGTGTAGAAACATCAGGTATTAGAGGTTATTATATGAATGTAAAAGCAGAATTAAACACAACAGGATACGCTGAGGTTTACGCCTTAAATTCTGAGGTATCTAAATCTTTTGAATAAAAGAGGTATATTTGCAATATGGAATTAAGAGCTGTTAAATATAGTGATTACGAGCAATTAAAGGAGTGGTGGAGCTTTTGGGAGTTCCCTGCTCCTCCTATCGTTGCACTACCTAAATATGATGAAGAAACAACTACAGGACTAATGGTTACTAAAAATGGTGTAGATGTTTGCGCTGGATTTTTATACGAAACTAATTCAGCATTATGTTGGTTAGAATTTATTGTAGCAAATCCGAATGTAAGTAAAGAAGACAGAGGAGAATGTCTTGATAAATTAATACAAGAATTTACAATAGAGGCTCAGTCATTGGGATTTGGAGCTATCTTCGCATCAATTAAACACCCTTCTTTGCTAAATAGATATATAAAGGCAGGGTATGAAGTAGGAACAACAAATACAAACGAACTTATAAAAACATTATAGAATATATGGGTGCAATGACAGCAATAGCGGCTACAGGAGCATTAGCAAGTGGTATTCAAGCAATATCAGGAGCAAAGCAACGTAGAGATGCAAGACAAGCATTAGAGAATTACGAAAGACAAAACCTAGAGAATGTAGCTGAAGGGTTACAAGTATCTACATTAGGGGCTGACTTACAGAGAGAGGAGCAAGCAAGATTAGCTGCATCTCAAGTTGGAGCATTACAAGGTGCTGGTGTTAGAGGTTTAATTGGAGGTTTAGGTAGAGTTGAAGCTGGTAATCAAATGACTAATAGAGAAATTGGTGCTAACTTAGATGCTCAGCAAAAACAGATAGATCAAATGTATGCTCAAGATGAAGCTAATATAAGAGGTATGCAAGAGCAAAGAGAAGTTAGTGATATATCAGCATTATCTTCACAATATAATGCAGGAAACGCTATGTTATGGCAGGGAATTGGAGGTGTTGCACAAAGTGGAATGGCTGGTCTATCAAACCCTAAATTATGGGATGGAGATGGAGGAGGAGTTGGTGATAAAGTAGATACAACGAAAACAGATAATACAGGGTCTACAGTTATGAATAATTATATGAAGAATTTTGGCAATGGATTTAATATGAGTCAATTCAAACAAAATGTATAGATTATGGCAATAGGTAGAGTAGGAAGTTTTGCAACAGTAGAGCCAGCGTTAGTTGACTTTGGTTCAATGGCTGAAAGAAATATAGATAAGATTAAGGCTGAAGAAGAAGCTAAAGCTCAGGCTAAGGCTAAGGCTGAACAAGCTAAAAGAGATGCTGTAAAAGACTATAAGATTCCAGATAAATTAGGTTTTACAGGAATCGCTGAATTTGATAGGTCAGCTCAAGGAACGTTTAAGAATTTATACACACAAGCTTCTGAAGCAAAACTAATTGGTGATGAAAGAACATTGTTAGAGGCTACAGGGGCTATGAATACAATTATATCTAGATATGACGAACTTAAAGAGTTGATGCCTAGTATAGCTAAAAGAATTGAAACAGATAAAACATTAGATGATGATGCTGGTAATGACCATTTAAGAGACTTGACTACGCTAAGGGATAATAATTATGTTATAAACACAGAAGACCCTAGAAATATAAAAATAGCTTTAAGGGATAAAGATGGAGAATTGCAACAAGAACAATTATTAGATGATTTCTTAGGTACATTTAAGGTTATACCAAGTAAAATTGATTTAATAGATGAAACAAAAAAAGTAATCACAACTATAAAACCATCTGAAATAGAAAGTGGTAGTTATTCTGTTAATAAAAAAATTACAGATATAAATAGCAAAGAGTCTCAACCTCAAGTAAGAGCTATTGAAAAAAATGTAGATACTTGGGTTTCTAATGATAACTTTATGTACTCTTGGTACAAAACAAAGAGAGCGCAAGATAAATCTTTGCCTAACAAAACAACTAATTGGACTGAAGACCAAAGAAAAGAGGCTAAGGAATTTTATATGAGTTCACTTATTGACTCTTATAACAGAGAAGTTGAAATGGGATTTGGCAGTCCTGGAGGTGGTTCTGGAGGAGGAGGTAAGGAAACTCCAAGTATTCCTTCTATAGTAGAACCTGTTGTAGCTGGTACTGTTGGTTTCAATGACTCAGTAGATAAATTATTTAGAAACGGAGGATATACTAGACCTATCTTTAAAGGAGATAAAGGAAATGTTAAGATAAGCGGATTGGATTTAACTAACATTATGGTTAATAAAAATGGAAATATAGTATTTGTTTTAGAACAGCCGATTGGGTCTTCTACAGGTTTAGGAGGAGCTTCTGAGTCAAATAAAGAAGCAGGTAATACATATCTAACAGCTTCAGATAAAGGGTTTAGAATTGCTAGAGAAAAAGCTAAGAATCTTTTAGGGTTAAAAACAGATAAACAATTAGCTTCTTGGGTATCAGGCGGTGAATTAAAATTTAATTCTAACAACAATAACAATAGTAGTGAAGCAGAACAAAGAGGGCTTTAATATAAAATTAAAATTAATATGATTCAAGATCCAGAATACGTAAAAAAAGTACATAAAGCATTAACTGATAAAGTAGATGGTTTTAATAAAAGTTTAGAAGAATTTTCTGCTTCATTAAATGATGATAAATACGTAAGCAATGTATATAAGGCTTTGAGTGATAAAGTAGATGGATTCAGTAAAACTCCTGAACAATTCAAGTCATTAGTGTCTTCACCTAAACCTCAAAAAAAAAATTCAAATTCTACTGTAACGACTCCTCAAAAGGTGTCAGCTACGAAACCAAAACAAAAAACTACTACTTCGGTTGGAGAAAAACCAGTAAAAACTACGCCTTCGGGTTCTTCGTTTGGAGGAAGTAATAATATGTATGGTGGTTTAAATGTATTACCACCTGCACCACAGCCTTCTTCTAAGAAACCAAAAACTTTAAATGAAGCTCTTGGTACTCCAAAAACTATTGAAGAGTCAATTGGTCAGGCTAAATTTGATTTAAACTCTAAAATAAAAGTTCCTCTATTATCACAAAATGAGTTAGTTAATAATTTACAGAAAAATAGAGCTAAAGCTAAAGAAGAAGGATTAGATTCTGTAGTAAATGAATCTAGTACTGATTTTGAGGATGCTGTTTCTGGTAGTGGTATTTTAAACAAAGCAGAGAATTTTATAAGAGGTTCTTGGAACACAGCTATTGCGGCAGCGTCTAAACTTCCATTAATAGGAGAAGAAATTGCAAGTGCGTCTAATAAAATGGGTATTATAGCAGACAAAAACTCTGTAGAGAAATATTTTAAACAAGCTGATGATTTATTCAATAAACAAGGCGTAAAGGCAAGTGAACAAGACAGATACAATAAGGCTAAAGAATTAAAAATAGAGGAAGATAAGAGAAATTACATAGAAAATCAAGACTCTAAGTTTTTAGAAAGTATAAAAAATGATGAATATTTAGACCCTAATACAGGTGTAAAAACAAAAGTAAAAGATTTACTATCTCTTAATGATTATAATAAATACAAAACATTAGATAAAGAAACTGTAGACTTATCTAATAAAGTAAAGTTAAATGATTTAGAGTTACAATCTATATATAAAGAAATACAACAAACAAAAGATGTTCTTAATCATCAAATAATATTTGGAAACTTTCAAGGTGCTACAGATATATATAATAAACTAAAGTCAAAAGATGGTCTAACTAAAGACGAATCAAGCTTTGTTAATTACTATGAAAAAAACAAAGAACAAGCGGCTAAATCACCTATAAATCCCAATCTAAATGAAACCGTAGCAAAATTAAATCAAAGTTTATCAGACAACTCTTCTAAATACAATGAGTCGTTAAAGCAATATTATACGTCTTTAGAAAAATACGAAAATAAGTATGACGACAAAGTAGATGTGTACGAAGATTTTGATAACTCTAAAAGAAGTTATGATAATGTGTTTTTAGATAAGGGTATTATAAGTGCTAAAGAAACCGTTAATGGTGTAGTCAAGATGGTTGAAACTTTAGCTGATTTATCATCTGAAATAAAAACAAAATATAATCTACCAGCTCCAGGTCTTGATAAGTACTTATTTAACAAGGTATTTGAAGGGTATAATTACTATGATTTTAAAAACCAAATAGACAAGGAAAAGGAATTAATTAGAGAAGACGTAAAAGAGGTTACTGATGCTAATAGTCTTATAAACTATTTTTCAGATGTATCATCTACACAATTAGGTCAAATGGCTTTACCTATGATGGCTGGATATGGAAAGATAGCTATGCCTTTATTAAGACAGAGTGCTGTTTATTTTTCAAGTGGTTTTGGTAGAGGTGTTGGAGAGTCTGAAAATTACGAAGAAAGATTAAGTAGAGGAGAAGTTGAGCCAGGAGAAATTGGTAAAGTGTATTCTACTTGGGAGAAAGTGCTACACGGAAGTTTAAGTGGTACTGCTGATATTATAGGTAATTTACCAACAGCTATTAGATTTAGTAAAGGATTGAATAATGTTTTACAAAAACCATCTACCAGCAGTATGTTTTGGAAATCGTTTGCCAAAAAAGGACTTGAATACGGTAAAGAAACAGGTATTGATTTAGGTAAAGAACTTGGTGAAGAAACACTAGCTGAATGGATGCAAAATGCGTCTAAAGTATTTGTATTACAAGACCCTACTGCAAAACTAGGTGACGGAACTATTGATGTATTAAAAGACACTACTACATTTACAGGATTAATGAAGGTTTTTCCTCTATTTGGAAAAGGAATAGTTAATAGAATATCTAATAGTAACGAGTCAAAGCTTATACAAGAAAAAGAAAAAGAACTTGGGTATTGGAAGAATAGAGTAAATGAGGAAGGTATAAGTGAAGATACTAAAAAACTTTATAATGACAAAGCTTTAAAGATAGAATCTGAATTAAATTCTACATACGAAAAAGCTAGAAAGAGAATAGCTGAAAAACCTTTTCTATTAAAAGAAGTTGAAGATGTAAATTCTCAAATTGAAGAAAAAATAAAAGAAGGTTATTCTATAAAGGATAATAATGAATTAACAGATTCAGAAAAAACTATATTACTAAAAGAAAAAGAGTTAGAGTATAGTAAGTTAAATGAAAAAAGAGACAATATATTATCTGACAAATACGATCCATTATCTTACTTGCCAGAAGAGGATTCAACTAAACTTAAAGTACAAGCTGCTGAAGAATTAAAGGCAGAAGCTATAAAAAGTGGCATTGAAGAAGGTAAAGTAAACATTAAGGAAGAAGAAATAACTAAAAGAGCAATAGATAATTATGAAAAACAATCTAAAGAAACTACAGCCGAAAAACCCACTAAAGAAGGACCTACAGGGCAAGAAAACGTACAAGATGTTACCTCAACACAAGGACAACAAGATAAAGTCGTACAAGAAAAAAACAAAGTAGAGGAATTAAGAGGTCAAGAAATTGCTGAACTTAAAGAGCAAGTTGAAAACTCTGAAGAATTTATTACAGATGGTAAAGTAGATGCTACTAAAATAGCCGAATCTGACAACGCAAAGGCAAGGGAAATTTACGCTAAGTATGATAAGTTACTAAAACCATTATTAACTAACATTAAAACACAAGAAGATGCCATTCAAGAGCAAAGCACAAGTGAAGGCGTGTTACGCCCAGAACAATCCGAAATGGGATTGCAAGAAGTGGTCCAAAGAGACCAAGAATCTGAAGTCACTACCGAAAAAATTGAAAAAGTAGCTAGAATATCTGGTGTTAAACCTAAAAACATAAAAGGTTTATACGATGTAAATAGAAAGATGTTTGGTCAAAACAGAGTTAAGGCATTAGCTTCTGCTGTGATTATGGATAGAATGATAGGTTCTATGGCTAAAAGAGCTAATGTAGATAAGTCTGAAATATATAAAAAAATAAGGTTTGAAAAATCAAGTGAAACAGACTTACCTAAAGGTATTAAATTTCAAGTAGATGCTTGGCACGGAAGCCCTCATTTTTTTGATAAATTTACAACTGAAAAGATGGGTACTGGAGAAGGTGTTCAAGCATTTGGTTGGGGATTATATTTTACAGAAATTAAAAGTATTGCTGAACATTACGCTAAATATTTGAGTTCTCCTTTATTTGAAGATTTTGTTAGTAAATTACAGAAAAGTAATTTATCAAAATTGTCTATATTGAATATATCTGAATTTTCAGAATATTATTCGTACGATTATGACAAAGTATTAAATGCTTTAGAAAGAGAACAAGACAATGAAGCTATAAAATACATTAAAGAAAATAAGAATGAGTTATATAATTCAAAAATAAGAAACTTATACAAGGTATCTCTACAAAAAGGGAAAAAAGCAGGAGAATATACTTGGTTAGAGTGGGATAAACCTGTTAGTGAAGAAATATTAAAAGATATAGCTAATAAAAATGATTTAATACTTGATGAAGAGTATGGATTAGGCATTCCTAATTTTATTGTTTTAGATGAAGATGGGATGGATGTTGTTGGTGAATATATGAGTTTAAAAGAAGCGGAACAGGTAGTAAAAGAAGCTAAAGAGGAAGGAGAATTGTTAACTATTAGCCAATATGATTATGACTATATTCCTATTGAAGACATAAAAGGTAAAGATTTATATAGAGCTTTAGAGTCTAATTTTAAATCATCAAAAGAAGCATCGCTTTTACTTTTAGGGGCTGGTATAGACGGAATAAAATACCCAGCAGAAAGTATTTCTCGTGGAGCAACATCAGATACAGCAAGAGGTTTTAACTATGTTGTATTTGATGAAGATGCTGTAAGTATAGATGAAGTTATTAGGTTTCAAAAAGACGCTAATAAAGCTCGTGGTGCTGCAATGGTAGCTATGGATGGTCAAGCTATAATATACGCTTTAACAGACCCTAATGTGTCCACGCCACTACACGAAATGGCTCACGTATTTGAACATTACTTATCAAAATCAGAGAGAGATGCAATTATAAAGAGTGCAGGTACAAAAGGATGGACTATTGAAACAAGTGAATTCTTTGCAAGAGGTTTTGAAAAATACTTAGCAGATGGTGTATCTCCTATACCTTCATTACAGAAGTTGTTTGATAAATTTAAAGAGTGGTTATTAGATATATATAACGGTATTCAGGGAAGTGAAATAGATATTAAGTTGAATGACAAGATGAAGTCTATTTATGATTCTATGATTACCGAAGAAAAATTAGTAGAAAGTATTTTTGATTTAGATAAAGATGCAGATTTAAAAGACAAAGGTGTTTTAGATAAAGTAATTAACTTCTTAGATAAAGCAGAGAAAGAATTACAAGACATTCAAAAAAGTGGTGTTAAAGGAGTGTTAATTCCTGCTCCTGCTGTTCAAGTAGCTATAAAAGCTATGAAGGGTGCGTTAAAAACAGTTAAAACTATTGGAGAATTAATTGAAGTTGGTATTAATGCTTTAAAGGAAACAGAGTGGTATAAAAATTTGACTCCTGAAGTACAATCTAATATAGAAGCAGAATTACCTACATCTTTGTCTGAATATGTATTTAAAAACCAACAAAAGAAAGCACAGAGAGATGAAGTTAAGGCTGAATCATCTAAATTAAATAAAGAAAGAAAAGCCGCTATTAAAAATGTAAAATCAGGAAAAACAGGTTTTTTAAATAATCAATCTCCTACATTTAGATTTGTTTCTCTAAACCCTAAGATTGTAAAGCTATCTTTAAGTCCTGAGATGTTTGAAAAATACAAGTCATATATCAATGTTTTATCTAAAAGAAGATTATCATTGAATTTATCTGAACTTGGTGGTATTGAAGAATTTTCTAATTTCTACAAAGAGGTAGAGAAAAAATATATGGATACTTCTGATAAAATATTGTCTATACAAAATGAAATAGATAATTTTGAAGAAGCAAATCCTAATGCTAAAAGAGATTCTTTTAAACCATCTGAAAACGATAAAGAGTTTTACAACGAAAATAAAACTTTATTTAATTTCAATAATGTTGATAGTGAAACAACAGACGATGTTGATGAAGAGTTAGATAATAGTAAGGAAGAGATAATTAACAATATTCCTACTATAAAAGGTATAGCTACAGATTCAGAGTATAGTCCTACATCTAAATCTTTCCAGATATTGTCGTTGTTTGCTGATTTAAAACAATCTGATTTGGATATGTTGAATAGAAATCAAATCATAGGATTGAATAATGCAATCAATGCGATTGTAGATGGTTTTGAAATACCGACTTATGCAAATGATATATTTACAGCGGTAATGGCAAATAGAAATAAATATGGTTTATCTAAGAATGTAGAAGGTAGTTACAAAAAGACTGGATTAGCTTCTAATAAAATATTTAAGGCTATTGATAGTTTGTTTAGTAGATTTAGACAAGATGAAAAGACTAAGGCTTACAAAACCAATTTAACATCCATAGATGCTGCGTTTAAAATATATGGAGGCATACCTAAAGTAGCGGACATTGTAGCAGAAAACTTTAAGGGTATTCCTGTATTAAGATATATTATGGGAGCTATACAAAAACAACAAGGAAGAGTTAATGCTAGAGTAGAAGAGGTGATGTCTAATCTTGATAAAGTTAGGGGTAAATTAATTGAGAAGTCAAAGGATTACGAAGAGTCATTAATGAAGATACATTTTGCATTTCTTTCTGCTCAAAAGAATTCAAATCCTGATAATAATACAGTTCAAACTGCAAAAGATTCATTCTTAGCAAATTCAAAATCAAGTTCTTATACTAAATCAGAGAGAAAGAAATATGCTGAATTTATCAATAAGTATGGAGATTATAGTATTACTTACGATAATGGCGTTTTAAAAGTAACAGATGGGAATGGAAATGAAGTAAGTGATTTCTTTTCAAAAGAGGAACTTGATTCGTATAATGCAATAAGAAAAGAGTTAGATATACAAGCAGAAGCCGCTTATGAATCTCAGTTTTATCACGAAAAAAATGCTTCTCCACTTATCACAAATTACTTTCCTCAAAATAACTATTCAAAGGTATATGGAAACGAGGAGTTAGATACATTGCAAAAAGCATTCAATAATCCTTCTTTAAGGTCTTCTAATGTAAAGAGTAGGGTATCTAAACAACAAGCTCACGCTGTAGGTCATAATCCTTTTTCTATTGCCGTATCTGCTATTAAGAGTGTTGAATTACAACACAAACTACTTACTGATGTAAATATTGCAAAAAGGGCTTTAACTGACCTTATAAAAGAAAATGAAGGTAATGAAGATTTAAAGTTTTTATATGAAAACATTTTAGGTGTTGTAAACAAATTTGTAGAACAAACTCAAAATGCAACAAGGATAGATGCTGATTCTATTGGAAATGATATTTCAAGAGTCTTAGAAAACATATTCTTTAGAAGTACATTAGCAAGTGTTGATAGAACGATTAAAGATTTAACAGCTAACTATACTGGTTTATTGTTATCTGATGGAGAGAAACTTCTTTCATCAAAATTAGTAGATGATTTAAATAGTGTGCCTAAAGAAAAAAGAAAGGAATTAATAAAGAACTTTTTAATTAATTCTGGAGCTAGTCAACCAACAAGATTAATGAATAATGACTTTGATGTTAAGACAAGTAGAATTGATTTTCAAACAGAAGGGGCTTCTTCATTATTAACAAATAGAGGTTTTAGTAATAAGTTTAAAACATTTATAGATTCTGCGACAAGGAAGACAAAATTAAATATTCCAGGTGATTTTGCTAAGAGAATGAATGAACAATTACAATCTTTCTCTGATAACGCTCCTGCATTATCATTATGGGCTGGTTCTTTTTACAAAGAGTTTGAGGCATTATCTGGCACAAGTGTTGATATGCAAAAAATAGCATCAGGAGATAAGGCTTACTTATTAAAGTATAAAAAAGAAATAGAAATAGCTTCTTTAATAGCTAACTATACTTTATCATCAAGACTTGGTAGTAAGAATATAGCAGAGGGTGTTCAAAAAATAATTGACTTATCAAAAAATCAAGGAGGTAATAATGTATTTGAAAAGTATATGAATTATTTGTTTTCTAGATTTAGAATTATATCTGCAAGAGACACAAGAACAGCTATTAATAACCTTATCGAAAATGGATTTGGAGATGAGAGAGGTGCGCAAGAAAGAATTATAGTAGGTAATGCACTTAGGAATGTAGTATATACTGCATTAGCTGGAGTAATACCATTAAAGTTTGCGTCTTTATTAATTGGTGGAGATGATGATGAAGAAAATATAAAAGACAATTTTGATGATATGAGTTCAGATCCTGACTTTATGAAAGGAATAGTTGAAATTTACAATAAATATGAAGAACAAGCTAAGAATTTAGAAGATTCAGATGAGTATATGCAGAAGGTTCTTGAAATGTATAGAGATAGGAGAAGTGAATTAATGAATTTATTAAAAGATGATAGATTCAGGGAGGCTGTAGAGGCTAGATATAGATTCTTTGCTAGAGAACATTTTAACAAAATAATAAACGGACATTCCGCCAATGTTGATGCTATGAAGAAACTTGATGGAAATATGTCGTATATAAATAATGTAATTAAAATGATTGATGATAAAGATGAACCTGTTAATTACACTAAGTACGTAGATTTATTAAGTTATATTAATTCTGAGTATGGTTATACAAGATATAATGCAGAAGAAAGAAAAGATATATTAGACAAAGCTATTTCAAGAATGGAAGAAGATGGATTCTATACTTTTAAAGAAAGAAATGGTGGTTTAAATAAAAAAGGAGAATATGATATAACTACTAGTGAAGGTAAATTTAAAGTAGCTAATTTATTTCAAACAATAGATATGTTGAAAAATCATAGGTATAACTCAATAGAAGGTAGAGCATTAAGAGGCGCTTTAGAATTTAGTATTAACACAGCTGCTGGCTCAAGAGGTAATATAAAGGTAAGAGCTATATCAACACTTGTAGAGGTATTAAATAAATACCAAAGAGAAGAAAGATATGGTTTCTATGATTCAAGTAAAGACAGAATAACTAATGGATTTGGAAGAACAATGCTAAATGGAGAAACAGCATTTGATGGAAAATTTAAAGTTGAAGAAGATGATATTACAGGTAAAAGTTTAGGATTGTCGAAAGAAATAGGTGATGTAATTAATATGACAGTACCAGAGCTTGCTATGATTTCAAAGATGACATCAGAACCAAAGTATGCTGACATAGGAATGTTATTAGGATTACCAACATCAACTGATTTATCTAAAATACTTAGAGAAGTTGAAAAAGATGAGGTATATCAAAATGCAAGAGGAAAAGTATTTTACGATGCCTCTGAAAAAAATAAGGTATTTAATAAAAAAGATACTCTATATAAGTTTCCTATAAAAATGGATGTAGAGAGTTCAAAAGTAATTAAGAAATAAAATTAAGAGAGGGGCTATAAACCCCTCTTTTTTTATAACAACTCCCTTAAATCTACTTTCTGATAACCTTGTGGTTTTAAAACCTTTCCTGAAGCATCTTTTAATACTTTACCATTCTCTTGGACCTTAGTCATATTATTCTCGTGAACAAGTCTAAAGCCTTCTACAAACTCTTTCTGCATACCGTGTGCATTAATAGTGCCAAATAATACATAAGCCTGGTCAATTAAAGCATCAAGTATTTCTACCTTATCTTCTTGTATTCCTGCTACCATATACTCTCTATTTTCTTCAGACATCAAGTGATACCTTAGTGATATTGTGCTTTGGTCTTGTGCTACAGGCTTATCATTTACCTCTTGGTCGCAAGCCTTCATAAAGTTTGCAACCATTTCTAACATTTTATTTATTTCCATATTAATTATTTTAAATGTACACAATAGATGTCTTATCTAATTTACCTTTACACAATAAAGAACTAATGTATTTGTATTTTAAATTAAGACTATTACAAGCATCAATTAATGAATCGTAAAATATGCCAGTATTTTTATCTAAAACCATCTTTGAATTTACCAGTAATTTTTCACCGCTTTTCCTATAAAATACTTTAACAGGATTTTTTTCTTCATATTCTCCTTTTTGATTTATACTAAAATTCTCCCAATTATACAAGGCTTTTTGATAAGCTTCAGAAGCTTCAATTTCTGTTTTAAACGAACCAACATACCTTTTAGTTCCATTTATTCTTAAAGTAGACTTCCATTTGTTTATGCTGTTACTATTTTTAGTTACCCCTACATATTTTGAAGCAGGAATGGGTCTATTAACAACGGTAGATGAATTTAATCTTGCAGTTAAATATCTTAAATTTGACAATATATTACAAGTACGTATATGGTTTTTGTGATCGACTAATAAATTAGACTCTCCTATGAAGCTTCTTAAAACTAATCTATGAACGTAGTGAGACTTTTTAAATCCATTATCATCGTAAAGCAATACAGATAAATAATCTTTTCCGTTATTTGATTGTCTTAATATTTTTTCTTTTTTATGATGTACGTTTCCATTATTATGTTTAACCACTCTGTTGCAAGATTTAATTCTTCCTAAATTAGAAACTTGATACAAACCTTCATATCCAGGAATATCTTTAAATTCCTCTAAACAATTTAAACCTTCCTCATTTATATAAGAAAGGTTTTTTAAACTTAAATCTTTATAATACTCTATCATACTAAAATATATGTGTAATTCTCGCTATTTGACCGTGTTCTTTAGAATGTAAAAATCCTTCTATAGCTTTAGGAGCATAAACATATCCGTTACGATGATGCCATCCATCAGTTCCAGAAGCACTCCTCATTGACTCTACATTAACACCCATATAGTCTTTACTCATTTTATGATGAATATGATGTGTATATATGTACTTATGCTTACAAAAACTCCAATCCTTAGATTCGTGAGCCATAAGCAAAGGTAAGTCTTGAGTTTTAGCCCCATCACCGTGAGTTGTTCCTATTAGGTTTTTACCATATGTAAAATATTTTCTATGCTGTAAATCGCAATCAAATGTAATGTTTTTACAATCTTTAAAATAAGTTTGGATTACATCCGCTAAAAACCAAGAGTGAGTCCAATCGTGATTTGATGGATTATGAACAAAATGTACGTCAGAAACCTCTAATAATCTTTTTAACACGTCAATATACACATCTTTAGCCATTAAAAAACCTCTATACCAATTTACATCGGTATCCTGTGGCGTTCCAGATGTTGTTGTTTTTTTAGGCGTATCTATATTCAATATATCATTACCAGCAATAAATAGTATTTTGTCTATTTTAAATCCCTTTGTTTTTTCTATTATGCCTTCTACACCTTCTTTAACTCTTTGCACTGCAATTTGGCTGTTATATTCCTCACCAACTTCATATGCATCAGCAAGCTTATTAATATGAATATCGCAAGGGTCTAATACAAGTAAATATTCCTCGCCATCAATAGGTCTATCTCTTACTATTGTTTTTGGTTTATTCGGTAATTCGTATAAATCTTTTAGAAGCTTACTGTAAAATTCTTCAAAACCATCTCCTTTTATCGTATTGCTAGCTATGTTATAATAAGCTCCTTTAGAAGAGTGTGTGACAAGTTTGTACGTCCTAACTTGATCATAAGGTATTCCATAAAATCTACAATACTCGTCTATAGGCATTATTTTACCATCTGGTTTTAAAGCTGATAATTGAGACACAGATTTGTTATATTGATTTGTGTCTGTATTTGTTGTGTTTTCCAAATCTTCATCAATAAACAATTCATTTTTCATTTCTAATTGTTTTAGTTTATTAGAGAATTTCCTCCTCAAACTATCATTGTAATCAACACCTGATTCTTTACAAGCATTAATGCAAGACTGAGTTATATTACCAGTCTTTAAGTACTGTTCCTTAACAACACTTAATAAGTGGTCGTTTATACTATTCTGCATCCTTTAAATATTTCTCCATATTATTTTCTATTTCTTCACACAATACCTTTAACTTAGCGCAAGCAGATACTGTATAAGCTCTTTCTTTATCAATCATTGATTCATATAAGAAGTCTGAGGCTTGATTTACTTTCTTCATAACTCTATTTACATTAGTTACTCTTTGACTATCTAAGATAGCGTTGTTGATTTGTCTTTGTGTGTGTTTAAATTCCATACTTACTTTATTTTATCTAAGATTATTTCCATTGTTTTAACGCATTCAGTTTGGGTTTGTGGTACGAATATATCACATTCGGTATTTGATTGATTTAAAGTACCCTTAAATAGCTTCATTCGCATATTAAATGGTTCAGTTGGTAGTCCTTTTGTTTCTACAATAGCGTAATACCCATTATGATTGATTACAAAATCAGGTTTGTACGACATATTATTTATCTTCTTATGACCACGATTTATAAAGTCGCCTTTACCTGATGCTAATCTAGCGAAGTAGTCGTTATTAAAAACAAAGGAGGACAAAAGCTCAAAGCTTTCATCCTCGTATTTGAAGTTTATCTTATTTTCCTTTAGAAGTTTATACATATGCCCTTCAAGTCTTGACTTAAAGTTTATACCATCAATGGTCATTGCCTTTGATTTTATTAATCTTCTATCTGGTTTTTTTCTGAATGCCATAACTTTTATTTATTATGGACTCAAATTTATTAAAATAAAGTGATGTTTTGAATTAAAGTTATTAACAGTTACAATAGTTTGTCAAAGAACACTACGCCTTTTTTTCTAGCAATCTCTATATTCTTACCAAACTTATCTAAGAACTCTGAAGCTAATATTGCATCTGCTTCATTCATATCAGCAATTTGACCGATCATACGTTGTTTGATATTGATTGAATTGGTAGTAAACTCTGGGTCATTCTTATATACATTTTCATATCCTTTCTTTACAGATACTTCAAGGTCTTTGATAAATAAGTTACCTCTTTTCTTTAGGAGACCATTTAGTTTATATGTATCTGATATATCCAGGAACAATTGCCCTGTTAGTAATAACTCTAATCCGTTTCTTAATTCATTCATAATTTAAAACATTTTTAATTGATTGTCTTCTTGATAATTTATTTCTAATTCAGTTTCGCTTCTATCTGATAAATCATTAATTCCACAAAAACCATTACACTCTAACAAAGGCTTTACTTCTCTACCTTTAATCATAGATATATCTTTTATATTAGGATATTCTGGATGAGGTTTTAGAAACAATAATTGGTTTTTACTTTCTTTAGCTTCTTTAGATTGGTCTTTAAGCATTGTTACTGGAGATCCTTTTAAAGCAGTTAACTTATGCTCCATTTCAGCCATAGCGTCAAACTTATCTGGATACTCATCTCTAATCTTTTGCCAATAACCAATTCCACCTTGAACACAACCTGTTTTAAAGCAATTATTATTATGAAAACCTAATTGATACATTTTAGGAACTTCTATTCCTTCTTTTTGTATTATATCTATACAATCTTTTTTACTGTATCCAAACAATAATAAAGGAAATATAGGTTTAGACTTTGAGTGATTCATTTTCATTGCCTTAGCCCTATTGATTTCTTCTATTTCAAATCCAAATGCCTGATGAGTATATTGATTTTCTTTTTGAAACATCTCTCTTGTCCTTCTTTTTAATTCAGATGAACACACAGCTCCAGTGGCTACATTTAATGATTTATGTTTTTCCCAAACTTCTTGTATTGAGTTATATTTTTCATTCTTTATTGTTTCTATTTCAGTACCATACCAAACTTCGCAATCATTTTTAAAACGATATGTGTCGTCATCTTCATTCATTGTGTCTATAAATATAACCCTAACATTATCTATACCATAAGTATCTATACATATTTTACAAGTTACAGCAGAAGTAACTCCTCCAGACCACCAAGCTATAATATTTTTATTCATATACTTAAAATTTACTTAATTTAGTTCCATTAATCGCTGATAATAGCTTGTGGTATTTACTATTCAATTCTTCGTCATTGTGTCCTTGATTATAGAAAAAGGTTATGCTATTTTTAACTTCTTCCAATTCTTTATAAAGTCTATCTAACTCTATGCTGTGTGATGTGCAACTCATTTTAATAATATAAATGTTAATACTGATGTAAATACTCCTATTGAGAAACCAACTAATATGTAAATAGTTGTCTCTCTTTGTAATTGTTTAATTATCCTTTCTTGTTCTCTGATAATTGCTATGTGTTGTGATTTCATATTTTAGTTTTTATTAGGGTCTTCTCTTAATTCATCTGCTAACTCTATTATGTATTGGTCTATCGTCATAGGATGCCAAGTCATAGCTATAAGGTGTCCTTTAAATGCATCAAACAATTGCTCTAAAGATACATCTACATTCTTAAACTCTGTTATGTGAGTTTCAAATTCTTTTTCTGTGATTAGTTTCATAATTACTTATTTAAGTTACTTCTATTTTGATGCACTTCTTTTTCCATTTGTTCAAAGTACAAGCCTAAAGCTTCATCTTCATTCATCATATCTTGTAGCATTTCTTTTCTACAATCCTTACAATATAAATCATCTGTATGACCTAATGAAATAATTACGCTACATTTGTGGCATATGGTAGCGAGATATCCACTATTCCACTTATGAATTGGTTTCATCGTTTAAAAATTTTTTGATATCACCTATTGTAAAAATACCTTGTTGTGTATTATCTAAGGCATATACTTTCATATCATCTGGTAAATACACTCCTACAGCAGATAACCATCTTGTATTAATTCCTCTAAAGAAAATAGGTTCAAATATATCTCTTGATATATAATCTAATAAATCACCATCTTCATCGACTAACTTTTCGTGATCAATGTTTTGTGTTAAAATTCCAAATTTTGTACTCATAATTTTTCTGTTATAATTAAATACCCATTATCTTTACTTTCAAAATCCTTAACCTTTAAATCTTTAAAACCAAAAAGAGATAAAGACATTCCAACACTGATGTAAGGACCTCCTGAAGTATCTACCATATCAATCTTATCTTTAATAGAATCAACCATTCTAACATACTTATCATAAACATATTTATTTGTCTCATCATCCCATCTATGCACTTCTTCTTTGAATTGCTTTAAAGACATACAGTGATCGCTATTACAATTATCATCTATGTATTCTTTATATGCTCTTGTGTAATCATTTGGCATTCCAAATCTACAATACTCAAAGTTTCCTTCCCATAACACGTTTCCATCATCTTGCAATGTAAAGGTGAATATTTCACCGTATCTATTTTTATAAGTTTTTTTCATCTTTAATTATTTTTTACAAATTTAATTTTATTTTTCTAATAAACAATTGTTTACATCTAAATTTTCATTTGTTGAGTGCGATAAATATCCTTCAAGCTTCTTAATCTCTCCCTTCAAGTCATCAATCATATCTACAACTCTTGCTCTATCGTCTTTGTATATGTAAGTTAATACATTAAACTCAAGGTCCTGTAATTCTTTAGAACACATCTTTACTATATTGTAATTATTGTAATGGTGTAATATTGTTGCGTGTCCTAATCCTATTGTATCGCCTATTGATTCGTAAGTATGACCAGAATCCCTCATTAGTTTAGAGTACAATTGCTTTGCTTCTACTACTGGTCTTTTTCTTGATTTATTATCCTTAATATTAATTCCTGAGAATTTTTTAATAGCTCTTAATACTTTTTTGCTTTCCATATCTTAAAATGGTATTATATCATCTATGCTTGGTTTATCAAACGCATCTGATGGGTTAATAATTGGTAATGTTTTTTCTTCTAATTCGTATTCTATAGGTTCATTGTTATCAATAAGGCAATGAGTAGGATATTCAGTACCTCTCTCGTAATATCTACCAGAAGGAATGTGATATTCAAAGTCAGCAATACCTCCTATCTCTCCTTGAAAGCTCATCTTAGTCTTTAGGTTTGTAAATGTGGTGTAATCTTCACAAACACCATTACCAAAGTTTCTGTATATGCAATAACCATCGTGTGTTTGGTTTCTAAAATCAGCAGACCCACTTACATCATAAAGAGTTGGAGATTCGTAAACTCCTGATTCATTTTTCTTCATCTTTGTTGGATGTGCAATTAAGAATATCATTACGTTATTCATTTGAGCAAATGTTGTTAGCTTTGTTAATACTTCGTTTATTTGTTCTAATCTATTACCTCCTTTGTCAAACTCAAGTTTATTAAAGGCGTCAATCACAAATATATCTATACCATAACAAAACATCTGTTCTTTAAATCTTTCTAATAACCAACTCCAAGTAGGAGAACTACTATTATCTGGAGCTGTTAAATAAATTTTATCATTAGCCCACTCGTGATATCTATCTATTTCTTTCTTAGTTATTCTTGGTACTCCATCGTAATCTCTAAAGAAATTTTTACCATAAACCTTTTGAATGAATGTAGCGTGATGTAAGCTAAATGGGTGATGTTCTGGAGAATAAAATGAAGCCTTCATATTATAATCAGATATTAGGTTTAATACATACCATTCTGTAAAGTTTGACTTTCCGTGAGAAGGTATACCTGTTCCAACAATTAAGTGACCTCTCATAACTGAAAAAACATTCTTTAAGTTACCAAAAGACCTATGTTTAGGGTATATAGTATCAGGAAAACCGTTATCGTACAAGTCATTAATATCTAAAATTAAATCATTTACAAGGTGAGTTCCAGCTACAGGATATGAAGTTCTATTTCCCAAAGACTGTAATAAGCAACCATTAATTAAATCTTCATTAGCATCCTTACCTTTAAAGTTAATCCTTTCACATCTCCATCTCCCTAATCTTTGAGCTATTTTTTCAGCAAGATCATTTCCTTTGTCGTCATTATCAGTTGCAATATAAAACTTAGTTATATTTTTTAAATACTTTTCAGAGTTTAACCAATACTTATCATTATCATTAGCTCCATTTGGAACTGATATAACATTTTTTATACCAACCTGATGAACAGCTAAAACATCGAACTCTCCTTCAACTATATAGCATTCAGTTTCATTTATAACCGAATTGATGTTATAGAATATTGATTTACCATTAGCTGACTGAGTAAAGAATTTATCAGATGTTCTATATTTTTTATTTACAACAATATCGCCTTCAAAATAATTGAATACAATGTTTAATCTGTTTTTATTTACACCTGGTTGAAAGTAATTTTCTTCACTTAAACCTAATTCATTAGCTGTTTTTTGTGATATACCTCTTGACTCTAAATACTTAACTATTCCTTCAGATAGGTTTGTATAATTAATCCAGTCTTGAGATGGTATTGTATATGAGTTATCAATTATCTTACTTGCATTTTCCTTAAATGTTAATGAGTAGCAATAAAAACATTTGCCGAAACCACCATCGTGATTTATAACTAAGCTCTTATCTTTTTTGTCAGACCTAATATCATCACAAGAAGGACATCTTAGTTTCTCCCTGCCATTAACTTTTTTAAAGTCTAATGTATTCCAATCAATAAATTTATTCATAGTTAAAATGGGGTTTTCATTCTTAATTTTCCGTCTTCACCTCTATATACATTTGATGGTAGATTTTCTTTAGGCTTATTTGTAAATAAATTCATATCTCCGTTGTTTTCAACCCACTTCCAGTTAAAACCAGACCAGCTTCTATTTATTATATATTCTAATAAAACATTTATGTCACATTTATTTTTTTCAACCATAGTTATAAATGAATTAAAACTTGTTTCAGTATTAGATGATTTTTTACTCTTCCTAACAACCAACCAATCTTCAACTAAATTTTCTTTAAAACCATAATCAATTAAAGATTTTTTAAAATCAAAACTTTTTGGTTTATTTTTTAATATTATCTTCTCTTCTCTTATCTTATCTTCTCTTATGGCATCGTTTTCGCATTGCGAAATTAATGCGGTCGCATTGCGCTCGCTTTCTTCCTTTTGTTTACGGCGTTTCTCCCAACCCTCTTTTGCATTTTTAGAGTTTTGTTTACTAATATCATCAAATTCATTTAACTGTTCTGACAAGAAATTTATAAAAACATTACCTTCTATTACCTCTATTATTTTTTCATCGCAAAGCGAATTTAATGCGGTCGCATTGCCAGCGCATAACTTTTGTATAGCAAGTTTTAAAGGTACATCGCCAAGTCTTGACCAATACATACTACATAAGTCAATAAACAAACCTTTGTCCTCACGTGATAACATTTGTATGTTTCCGTTTTCCCATTGGTTTGGTTCAAATTTAAAATACGGAAGTTCTTTAGCCATTTTTCTTAATATTTATTTGTTTTGAACCTGCTCTATAATCAGCATAGTTATCTCTTTTTATACTATTACAACTATTACATAATGTCTGTAGATTAGAAATTTTATTTTCACCTCCTTTTGATATAGGAATGATATGATCTAATTGTAATTTTATTTCTGATGAACATTTTAAACATTTGTTTCCATCTCTATTCAAGATAAATGACCTTATTTTTTTTCTTCCTATAAATTTTTGAGCTATATTTCTAGGCTCTAATGATTCCAATGATTTTATTTTGTAGTAATTAGAATAATTGTGTTTAATTATATTAGATATAGTTCCTATTTCATAAAAATTAAGTTCTTTATTTTTTCTCATTTCTGATAAATAATTACATAATCTTGAATAAGCGTGTGGTTCATAATAATTTAATCCGTACTTAGAATTAAATTTTGAGTTTACTTCAATACATCTTAAAAAATTAGGAAATATTTTATTTTCTGCCATAATCTCCATCTTTAAAATTAACAATAAATTTTTGAACTGAATCTACTATAGCATCGTTTATGTCATAAAAACTTTCTAAACCTGATACATCATCTCTATCGCTTGGCGTTCCAAACATAAATGAATAGCAAGTTGTGAATGTTAAGATTGTAAAGTGTCCTCCGAAATAATCGTCAGCAATTCCTTGAATTAATCTTTGGTTTGATTCTGAAATTTTAAATGGTTTCTTCATTTTACTTATATTTTTTAAATGACAAAACCCTCCAAGAGCCATCACACATCTTAAAGGGTTTGTCTGTTGCTAAATAAATTAGCTAATATTTTCCTTGCAAGTGATGGATTGCGGTACAAAGATACAAAATTATTTAATACGTTTCAAAGTTAAAGTTATTAACAATGTTGAGTGCGATAAAAAACCTGTCTCTCCAGGTTGTCAAGCATATTGTAATTTGTAGCTATTATGAATACTCCCCATACTACGCACTACAGAGATACGACCATTACAACAATCTACTTTAGAGCTTTGCCAAAGATTCTTACGCATAGATGGTTTTTTAGGTCAGATGACAGGATTTGAACCTGTATAATTAGCTTACGATTATCTAATTACCCACTTTTACAAGCAGTTCGGGGTTGCGTCTGACCAAGTTATAACAGGAATTAAACACCTTAACGATTTAACTCACATTATAAGCATTCCGCCACATCTGACTTTGAATTGCAAATATAAACAAATTTGTTTATATACAGCCAAAAGTATTTATAAAAATATACATTTGGCTAACAATCATCTTCATCATCTACAAAATCACAATGTTCCATACATTCTGGACATAAATCTATATCGGTTGCAAAATCACTATAAGCACCACAACAATTGCTAACTAATCCCATATCTTATTTGTTTTTAAGTTCTTTAATCTTCTGCAAATACAAAATCGCATCCATCAATTCTTCTTGTAGATGGTTATAAAAATCATCTGTATTGTTTTCAGCAAGTGTTGTGCCATACTTTTCAATCCCTACACGACTTCTATGTAGAAACTTATCTATGACACTATTTACTATAGGATCAATTTTCATATACTCATCTTTGTAAGGTACAACCTCTGGCTCATTAACCTTAACATCTAAAGCTTCATCTAAGAAGAATGGGTTGCTATTTAATGCTTTTGAAGACAATCCATTCATACAAGCATCTTCATTTAGTTGATTTAACTTATACAAAATAGGGTTTTCTTCTTTAAGTCTTTCTAACAATAAGTTTTCAGCTTCAATAAATTTTCCATAATAAACTAATAACCAATACTCTTGCTTTTCTGTTGTATCTTCCCAAGTAAATGCTGAACCTAAATATTTAGGTCTATTTTTTTTATTTGGGAAATTTTCCTTAATATAAACCATTGCTCTCTTCTTAATTACCTTTGGTAAGTCTTTTACTTTCATCTTATTATATTTGTTAATTATTATTTAGTCCATTGTGTAGCCATAGCTACTGCTATACCTTTGAATGTTTTACTTCTTAACGTTCTTCTTTGTTCGGGTGTTTTTGCTTCTTGCAGTGCTTTATAATACCACATAGGCATTCTTTTTTTCTCTCCTTTTTTACTTGTAAATTCAAAAAACTCACCCTTATCAACTATATTGGTAGGTTCTAGTTTTGGCAATCCTTTTAACCATAAACAAGTACTTTTCTGTGCTTTATCGCCAAAATGCCAAGGCTGTATAATTTGATCTGGTTTTCTATATTTACCACTCATAATTCCAATAGGATTTTCAATAGCAATCTTATCACAATCTGCATTTACAAATTCCATTCAGGATTTTCCCCAGTAGTAGGTAATAAGTCACAACTATACGCTTCGTGACCCAATAACCTTAACTCTTTTGTTACCGCTTGACTCTCTTCGCAAGCTACTAAAATCTTCATTTTATTATATAAATTATAGTTAATAATATTGTTATTGGTGGTACTAACACTTTAAGAAACCTTTGCAAGACCATAGTAATCAGCTGTTTGTCTATACAGATTAAATAGTTCCTCTTCAGCCTCATTTTGTGTGGAGTAAATCACCCTATTTGTAGGTGTATCTTTTCTTGTTGTATCAATTCTTTTATATGTAATGGTATTCTTTAAGGCAACACCATTATCATCTACATTAAACTTTACAACATTAAAACCACCAATACATTTCTCTACACTGAACCCTATCTTCGCTACATTAATTACCTCGTGTACGTTTACCATATCCCTCTCACTTGGGTAGTAATCTTTTCTTTTCTTACTCATAATTTAATACTTTTTATTATTTCTTCGCATAATTCTTGAGGTATTTTAGACCTATCATAACTTCCTTTTCTACCTTGCGTTCCTGTTTTAGATCCTCTCCTTGAACTCTCGTGATGACAATGTTTATTTACTATATTACCACCTTTATCATACTTGTAATTATGACATTCCTCTCTTGGAGACCAATCGCTTGAATTTGTCCATATATCTGTTGGCTTTGCTCTATCATCACCGTATTTACAATACCATACAGTATGTCTTTTAAAATCCTTCATCCAATACATATGTCTTAACACTCCTCTTGGATTCTCTATAAAGAAAATTATATTAGGATTAATAACCAACCATTCATTTATTAAATTAATCCAGTGTTTGTTTACATTGTCACATTTTATTGCATAATCACTTTTAGGGGATTTATCTTTATTTCTGTGAGTAGATACAGCGGCTATACTATATGTGGTGCAATCAGGGGAAGCCCATACAACATCTGGAACAAACGGTATGTCGTTTGTATTTATATTACCTATGTCTGCAACTAAATTTATACCTTCGTATGGAGTCCAATCTACAGAAAATACTTCAAACCCATTTTTTTCTGCCTCAATACCTATACTTCTTGACCCAGCAAAAAGCTCTAATAGTTTTAATTTCTTACTCATAATTTGCCTTTTGTAATTCAATTTTAACATTTAGGTTATCTAATAATTTAACCTGTACATAATTCTTAATAAAGTTTTTCTGCCATCTACTTCCATACACCTCTCTATACACCCTGCACGTTGTTATAAAGTGATTTTTAGATTGATTTAAAGCACTTTCTGCCTTCTTTAGTCCTTTGCCCTTAGCCCCACCTATTGAATCGGTAGAATCACCCATAATGACTTGCTTCCAGAAGTTATAATTAGCCTCTTCATTACTTATTTCAGTAACCTCTCCAAATCTTGTATAGTAGGTGTCAAATAATGTTATAGGAAATTGACGAAGATCCTTATCCATTGAAGCAATTAATACTTCTGTGAAAGGATATTCTTCTTTGCATTTCTTCCACATAGAGATTATTACATCATCTGTTTCATAACCACCAAGACCATAGCCACCCCAGTTGTTTGTTATATACTCCTTTATCTCCTTGTAGAAGTTTGGTAGTGGTTTACCCTTACGACCAATCTTGTATGATGATACAATCTTCTTCCTGAAGTTATTGTTATATGGTTGTTCTATAAGTACTGCGTAATGTGATGCTCCAGATGTAGATACAATATTTGATATTGCAGTATCTACCTTGTCGTATGCTTGTTCTACTTCCTCGCAGTTTGAACCAATGTATGCAAAGCTGTCTGCGTCTATCAAAATTATCTTATCCATAGTATATTTATTTATAAAAACTAAGGCTAATTAAAGCCCTAGTTCTTTACGTTGTGCTGGAGTTAACTCATACTTATCATTAAGAATCTTAATTGTTCCTTCTTTATCTTTTGCTAACATTTCTTTTACCTTAGATAAGTCAGAGATTGTAGCCTTAGTTGAGTGTGATGTTTTTGTTTCTTTAGAAGGTTTAGAAACTTCTTTATCGTGTGTGTTATATCCATCAGCATCAATTGTGTCATCAATTGCAAATAAACCATTAGCGGCATACTTTCTTGCGTATGAAGAAGTAGATCCTGTTAACTGAGACGAGTCCATTCCCTTCTTATTTTCTTCCTCTCTAGCATAACCTCTTACTGATAAACTATCATCTGCAAAATGAATTGTAGCCTCTGCCTCTACATACACCCTACCGCCTACTTCAACCATTGTATCTGAAAGTGTAAACGTACACCCAGTTTCTTTTAGAAGTGGTTTTACACCAGCTAATATACCTTCAAGGTTTCTGTATGAGTATTTACCAAACGAGTTGTATAAATTCTTTGGTGCGTTAAGAGTTGTTTGAATGTAATTTAACTTCTCTTGTAATGTCTCTGTTTTTTTTGTTGTTGCCATAATTAAATTAGATTAAAAAAGGCTACCGATATGATAGCCTTGTGTAGTTGTGTGTTTTAATGAAAAGCTTTTTAGAAATTAATACCTTTTTGCTTAAGGTAATCTATGTGTTTTTCTTTTGTGTTTAATAAATCTCCATCTAAAGTTCTATAAGTTTTTAACTCAATATCCAAAACCATAAAGTTGTGAGCTCTTCTGTGATTAAATTTTTCAATTACAATTATGTCTTCTAAAAAATCATGATTGTAGTTCCAGTGATGCAAGTGATGTGTCTTTGGAATATCTTTAAATTTACTTCTCAAGCCTTTATAAATGCTTAATTTCTTCCATTCTTTTTTAGAATCCCATTCTTTTTGCTTTTCCTTGTAATTTAATCTATGATACTTTTCTTTTGAGCGCTCCCTTTCTTTTAATATAAAATCAAAATCTTCTGCTCTTTTTGAATAATTTAATTGAACGTCTTTTTTATTGCATTCCTTACATTTATTTACAACGCCTAAACTCATTTGTTTGTGCTTATAAAAATTATCAAGTGTTTTTTCTTTGTTACACTTAAAACAAACCTTTGTTAAAACTTCATTCATATTGCGCAATATTAAAATTAATAATAACAAAGGTAAGCATTTAAAATGGAAGTTTTAACTTCTTTGTTTTTAATGGTTTTGTTTTTACAGGTTTACCATAAACCCTTAATTAAAAGGTAAATCATCTTTAGCTGGTGCAGATGTTTTACCTTGTGGTTTTGAATCATCACTCCAAAGTTTTTTACCATTTCCTAAGAAGTTACGAGATGCCTTAGCCTCACGATCCTCCTTACTTTGTGACTGCCATAAGGAAACATTGTTACCAAATTTGTCATCTTCATCATTTACTGATAATGTAACATTAACATACTTACCACCATTTTTACCTTCGATGATTTGAGACTTGTCAATCTTTGTTAGGTCGATACTAACTGCTAGCAATTGTGCCATAATAAAATAATTTATGTTTTGCCTACCTTGTTTTGCTCCTGTCGGCTATTGAACTTATGCAAATATAACTATAATATTTTAATATACAAGTAATTACTCTAAACTTTTTTGCATTTCTTGGTAATACCATTCCTCTCTGCCAAAGGTTTCTTTAAGTGAATCAATTATCCTTTTTGTTTTGTGGAATAAATATACATTCTCTGTCTGTTCTGCTAAGTCAAGTATCTCTTGTAGCTCAGCTATGATTTGTGGTTTATTCATCTTTTTTAAATGTTTCGTTGTAGTATTGTTCTGGATTTAAAGGATTGCTAAAATAAGCATTATTAAATCCTTGTTGATAAGCATCAATAATCTGTTGCTTTTCCATTTCTTTGGCTTGGTCAAACCATTCTATTTGTCTTTCTATGTCAAATGATGCATCAAATAACTTATCCATTAAAAACTCTACTGCTGTTTGTTGTTTCATAATACTTCTATTTTTAATTTCTTATTAATGTTATCGCATATCTCTTGTAGTTTATTAAAACTTAAATTGCTCTCGTAATTTACCCAATGATTAATTGAACTGTAACTTTGCCTACTCTTTAAGGCGAATTCCATTTGATTTAAGCCACTATCTTCTATTAACTCTATAAGTATATCGTTTAGCATTCTTCTATCCTTACAAGTTCATATCCAGCATCTGCAATATATTTCTTCCAGTAGTTCTTGGCTTTAAAACCAAAGTGTTCAGACATCTCTGCTACTGATTCAAACTCTAAAGGATTCCCTTTCTTATCTTGAAGTACATATATCTTTTCAATGTTTCTATTTACAAGGTCTGATGGATCAGGTTCTCCATTATCTATTATATACTGAACTGATTTAAAATCTTTCTCTGTGAATTGATTGAAAACCTTTCTATTTAATCTGTGCTTATCATATTTTCTTAATATCTCTGCAACTTGAAGTACTGATGGTCTTTTATTGTTTGTCATATATTATAATTTATCTAAAATTTCTTTATTTCCAACTATCTTATTTAATTTACTTACCGAATCTTTATCTCTTAATATGTAAGACATTAAGTTTATTTTATCGTATGTAATTTCTTTACCAAAAGATGTTGAGAGCGAATCTTTTAATACCTTAAACTCATTGTAGTTGAAGTTACTTATAGGCTCTTTATTTGAAGACACCCATCTGCCGTTAATTATTTCCATATCTTATTTATTTTTAAATATTAATATTACTCCTAACAAAACCATAAGGGCTTTGCCAAACAAAACCCCTATTGCAATTATAAAATATTTTATTAACCTCATAAGCATTTTAATTTAAAGTTTCTAATATATCTACGTTGTGTATAATACTTGCTTGTAAGTCTAAACTTGGTAGATCGAATGCTATAAGGTTATTCCAGGAGTTACTCTTAGG